TACCTGCGCGTGGTGTGGGACGACCAGGTCGCCGACCGCCCGTGGGTCAGCACCGTGGGCGCCGACGCCGCCGCGCCTGAGTTCGCGTACGGCAAGCTGCGCGCGGTCACCTTCTGGACCGTGGTCCGTGTCGACGGCCGCGAGGTCTGGCGGCACCTGGAGCGCCACGAGCGCGGCTTCATCCTCAACGGCCTCTACAAAGGCGGCCCGAGCGACCTCGGCAAGCAGATGCCGCTCGAAGCGCACCCGGACACCCGGGGCCTGCGCGACGTCATGGACACCAAGGCGCCGAAGAACCTCACCGCCTCGTACGTGCCCAACGTCCGCCCCGCCCGCGCCTGGCGGAACATCCCGGCCGCCGCCCACTGGGGACAGTCCGACTACCAGGGCATCGAAGGCATCATGGACGCCCTCGACGAGACGTACTCCAGCTGGATGCGCGACGTGCAGAACGGCAAGGGCCGCATCATCGTCGCGGACTCCCTGCTCCGGTCCAACGGGCCTGGACAGGGTGCCTCCTGGGACGAGGACCGTCGCATCTACTCGGGCCTCAACATGCTCCCTCGGGCAGGCGACCCCAACCCAATCACGTCGGTCCAGTTCGAGATCCGCGTCGCCGAGCACCGCGACACCTGCCGGGAGCTGGTCGAGCAGGCCGTCCGTCAGGCTGGCTACTCGGCGAGCACGTTCGGCGAGACCGGCGACGGCGCGGCCATCACCGCGACCGAGATCCGGGCACGGGAGCGGCGCAGCATGGCCACCCGCGCCCGCAAGGCCCTGTACTGGGGGCCGGGCATCGCCGACATCGTCGCTGCGCAGCTCGCTGTCGAGCAGGGTTTGTTCGGCGTCTCCGGGCTCGATCTGGAGCCGCCGAAGGTCGAGTTCCAGGACTCCATCAGCGACGGGCCCGCCGAGATCGCCGCGACCGCCGCCCTGCTCCGGCAGGCGGAGGCGGCGTCCACGGAGACGCTCGTGCGGATGAGGAACCCCGACTGGGACGACGCGCAGGTCAAGGCTGAGGTCACCGCGATCAACAGCGAGTCCGGCCGGGCTGTCGCCGACCCCACCCAGACCGGAGCGGAGGGCGGCGGGCATGCCGGTTTCCCCAGCGATGGCGGAGGACCTGGCAGCGGAGGTCCGTGACCTCTACGAGGCCGCAGAGTTCGCCCTCCTGGCCCGCCTCGCGGCGGCGCTGGCGGAGGGCATCGAGTCCCCCCGGTGGGCGCAGTTGAAGGCTGCGGCGGTGGGAGACCTGCGCAGCGCGGTCGAGACCATCTCGGCCGCGCTGCAGCAGGACGCCGACGGCGCTATCGCCCGCGCACTCACCGAGGCGTACGGGCGTGGCCGGCAGGCGGCCGTCGCCGAGCTGGGCGGTCTGGACATCGGCCGGGAGCTGGCTGCGCGTCGCGCCCTGCCGAATGCCGCGTCCGTCGACCGGCTCGCCGCCTCGATGGCGGACGACACCCGGCCGCTGTACCAGCGCATCACCCGCGTGGTCGTGGACACGTACCGGCGTGTCACCGCCCGCGCCTCCGGCACCGTCCTCCTGGGCGCGCAGACCCGCAGGCAGGCCGCACAGCAGGCCCTCAACGAGTTCGCCGGGCGGGGGATCAGCGGATTCACTGACCGCGCCGGCCGCAACTGGGACATGGCCTCGTACGCCGAGATGGCCGTGCGCTCTGTCACCGGCCGCGCCGCAGTCGAGGGCCACATCGACGCGCTCGGTCAGATCGGCGTCGGCCTCGTCATCGTGAGCGACGCGCCGCTGGAGTGCCCGCTGTGCCGCCCGTGGGAAGGCGAGATCCTGTCGCTGTCGGGCCCGTCCGGTCCGCACACGGTCCGGGAGCGGCACGCGATCGAGCGCAGGCAGACCGTGGCCGTGCACGTCGTCGGCAGTCTCCTGGAGGCCCGCGCCGCAGGCCTGTTCCACCCGAACTGCCGCCACTCGCTGTCGGCCTACCTCCCGGGCGTCACGACGCGCCCGCAGGCGCCCCCGCACCCGCAAGGGGCGACCTACGAAGACACCCAGCAGCAGCGCTACCTCGAACGCCAGGTGCGTGCGTGGAAGCGCCGCAGTGCTGTGGCCATGGACGACACGGCACGCCGCACGGCGAACGCCCGCGTCCGCGAGTACCAGGCCCGCATCCGCGCACTCACGGCGGACAAGGGCCTGCCACGCAAGAGCGCCCGCGAGCAGATCGGCTCCGCGCGCTAACCCAGCCCGGCACGCCGCACGGCAGCCGAGCGACCCGAAAAGGGAGACACACCATGCCCAAGAAGACCCTGCCGCGTCATCGCAAGGACTACGTCTGGGCCCACCCGTACGGCCACGGCCCTTTCTCCCCGGTCCTCTACGCGGATGGTGGCGCAGGGGACGGCGGCGGCTCCGGATCCAGCAGCAGCGGCACCGGCGCTGACGGCGGCCAAGGCGCTGGAGGCGATGGCGGCCAGGGCGGCGCCGGAGCAGGCAGTGCAGGCGCTGGCAGCGGCCAAGACGGCGGCGGAGACACCACCGACTGGAAGGCCGAGGCCCGCAAGTGGGAGCAGCGCGCCAAGGACAACAAGACCGCCGCTGACGACCTCGCCGCGCTCAAGGCCTCGCAGATGAGCGACCAAGAGAAGGCCGTCGCCGACGCGGAGAAGAAGGGCCGCACGTCCGCCGCCGCCGACTACGGCCTCAAGCTCGCTGGCGCCGAGTTCCGCGCCGCCGTCGCAGCCGCGCACATCGACCTCGGCGAGGCTGCCGAACTCATCGACGTGGCCCGCTTCGTCGCCGACGACGGCGAGGTCAACGTCGCGGCCATCAAGTCCGCAGTCACCAAGCTCTCCAAGCTCGCGCCCGCTGGCGGCCCCGGCCGGTCCGGCGGCGACTTCGGCGGTGGCTCCGGCGACCAGGCGGCATCCCTCGACAAGCAGATCGAGGACGCGACCACGAAGCGCGACTTCGCGACCGTCATCCGACTCAAGCGGCAGAAGGCCGCACAAACCACATGACCTGAGGAGGCACCATGGCCGGCATCACCGGGATGGGCACCACCTTCAACCTCCCGAACTACGCGGGCGAGCTGTTCTCGCTCACCCCCGACGACACCCCGCTGCTGTCGGCCATCGGCGGCCTCACCGGCGGAGGCATGACCACCGCCACCGAGTTCGAGTGGCAGACCTACGACCTGCGCGACCCCGCGCAGAACGTCCAGGTGGAAGGCGCGACCGCCCCCACCGCCCAGGAGCGGGCCCGCGGCAACGTGCGGAACGTCGCGCAGATCCACCAGTCGAAGGTGTCCGTCTCGTACACCAAGCAGGCCGCGATCGGTCAGCTGGCGACGCCAGGCTCGGCGCCGTTCCGGAGCGTCGACGGCTCCAACCCGGTCAACAACGAGCTGGACTGGCAGGTCGCCCAGGAGCTCAAGAGCATCGCGCTGGACGTGAACTACTCGTTCATCAATGGCGCGTACGCCAACCCGACGTCCAACGCGACGGCCCGCAAGACCCGCGGGCTGCTCGCCGCGATCACCACGAACCGGATCGCGAAGGGCGTCACCACCACGGGCGCCAGCTCGGCAACGGACACGATCACCTCGACCGCCCACGGCCTGACCGACGGCAACAAGATCGTGTTCACCATCACGGACGTGGCGACGAACATCGTGGCCGGCCGCGTCTACTACGTCGTCAGCTCGGCGACGAACACCTTCAAGGTCGCCACCTCCCTCGGCGGCACCGCGCTCACCCTGGGCACCGCCACCGGCCTGGCCTACACCAAGCCCTGGGCGACTGCCCTGACCGGCGACATCGTCAACGACATGATCCAGCTGGCCTACGACAACGGCGGGATCAGCGAGCAGTTCACGGCCACGCTGCTGTGCAACAGCATCCAGAAGCGGGCCATCACCAAGGCCTTCGCGTCGCAGTACGGCCAGTACACGGAGACCTCGCGCAACGTCGGCGGCGTGGCCCTGACGACCGTCGTGACGGACTTCGGGACGCTGAACCTGATGATGGACCGGCACATGCCGCAGGACACCATCGCCGCCGTCAGCCTGGAGCAGCTGACCCCGGTCTTCCTCAACGTCCCCGGCAAGGGCGTGTTCTTCGAGGAGCCCCTCGCCAAGACGGGCGCCTCCGACGAGGTCCAGCTGTACGGCGAGATCGGCCTCAAGTACGGCGCGGAGAAGGCCCACGCGGTCATGACCGGGCTGGTGGTGTGACGTGGCGACGTACGAACGAGGTGCAGGCGACCACATCGCCGAGCGGCTGCGGCCTGTCCCCGGCAGCGACGACGAGGCGCGTCTGGACGCCCTCGCCGACGACCCGTCGACGGACTGGCGGCGCATCGACGACGAGCCGCTGACGCCCGCTGACGACGACCCGCCGCCGTCCATCCCCCCGGGCCCTGCGGACAAGCTGCCCGCCCGCTCGGCCTCCAAGTCCGACTGGTTCTCCTTCGCTGTCGCCCGGGGCATGGACGAGGACTTGGCCGACAAGGCCACGCGCGACGAGCTGGCCGCGCTCTACCACGACGGAGGTAACCCCTCATGACCCTGTCCAACACGATCATGTCCGTCTCGGCGGCCGCGCAGCTGTCGAACACCCTGGACCTGACGAGCGCCTCGTCGACCCTGCAGTACCGCAAGGCCATCACCCTCGCCAACGGCACGGGCCTCGGCCAGGCCGACAAGGTGTTCAGCGACACCAGGACCCTCACCGCGTCCTCCGCCGAGGATCTCGACCTGGCGGGCGTCCTGGTCGACGCGCTCGGCTCCACGCTGACCTTCGCCCGCGTCAAGGGGCTGGTCATTGAGGCAGCGTCCACGAACACGAACAACGTCATCGTGGGCGGCGCGGCGAGCAACGGCTTCATCTCCTGGGTAGGCGCCGCCGCGCACACCGTGACCGTGCGGCCGGGCGGCGTCCTGGCGCTGTTCGCCTCGGACGCCACGGCGTACGCGGTGACGGCTGCCACGGCGGACCTGCTGCACATCGCCAACTCCGGTGCTGGCACGTCGGTGACGTACAACGTCGTCATCATCGGCTCGTCCGCGTAAGGGGTGATGGCCGGTGGCCAGGGTCTACGCAACACCGGCCGACCTCGCCGACTACACCGGCTCGGCCGCGCCCGCCGCCGCTGAGCGGCTTCTTCGGGACGCCACGACGATGCTGGAGGCCAGGGTCTTCCGGCTCTGCTGGTTCGTGGCCGACACCGACGGCTACCCCAGCAACACCGTGGTCCGGACGGCGTTCACCCAGGCGGTGTGCGCTCAGGTGGCCTGGTGGGACGAGGTTGGGGACTCCACCGGTGCGGCCGGTGTCGGCTGGGGGTCGGTGGAGATCGGGTCCGTGAAGCTGGGGCGGTCGGTGACGACCGTCAGCGGCGATGCGTCACCGGCCCGTCAGGTCGCGCCTCAGGCAATGGATGCGTTGCTGTCCACTGACCTGACGCCGGACATCTTCGAGCTGGGGTCGGTGTCGTCGTGAGCAGCGTCCCGGGCACGTTGCTGCGCCACGAGGTGACCGTCGAGCCGTACACCGGCGACGGGCCGTACGGGCCGATCTACAGCGAGGCGACGCCCGTCCGCTGCTTCCTCGACCAGAAGACCCGCATGGTCCGGAATCCGGGCGGCAGGGAGGTCACCAGTACCTCGACGTTCTACGCCCGCCTCGACACCGTGTGCCCCGCCGAGTCCAGGGTGACGCTGCCTGACGGGCGTCAGACGACCGTCATCGCCGCCCTGCGACGCGACGGCGGCGGACTGCCCACACCGGATCATCTGGAGGTGCAGCTGCAATGAGCCAGTACACCCACCTGAATTGGGAGGGTCGGCGGCTGTCCAGCCAAGAGCAGCACCTCGTCGGCGAGGGCCTGGACCGCGCGCTGGAGCATCTCCTGGGCAAGTCTAAGGAGATCGTGCCGCTCGAAGAGGGCACGCTGGAGCGCTCCGGCAAGGCCTCCCGCGAAGGCCTGCTCGGCGCCGTGTCCTTCGACACCCCGTACGCGGTCCGGCAGCACGAGGAAATGGACTACCGGCACCTCCCCGGCCGCACGGCCAAATACCTCGAAGGCCCGATGAACAGCGAGCGCGACGTGCTGCTCCAGCTGATGGCCGCGCCCCTACGCGAGTGGCTGCGCGGCTGACCAACCCCCTTCCCCACCCGCTCGCGCGGGCCCTTCGGCATGCCCGGGAGGTGGTGCGTGAGCTACACCACCGACCTAGTCGACGGCACCGCCGCGCTGCTCGCTGACGCAGGCCTCGGCATCTACCGCCCGGCCGGACCCGCTTTCGCCACGACCGAGACCGGGATCGTCGTCGTCTCCATGCCGGACGCTCCCGACCGGATGTTCTGCCTGACCACCTACCCGGTCGACGACTCGGGGATGGCGGAGACCGTCACCGGTCTACAGGTGCGCATGCGGGCGTCCGTGGACCCGCGCCAGGTGATGGCCATGTCGGACGCCGTCTTCGACCTGCTCGACAACCGCAGCCACTTCCGTCTCGGGTCCGTGCTGGTCGATCTGGCCTGGCGCCAGTCCGAGGCCTCCCTCGGCCTGGACGTCCACGGGCGGCTGGAGCTGTCCGCGAACTACTACCTGCGCACCCTGCGCGACTCACCCCACCTGTACGAATAAGGAGTTGATGGGCCATGTCGACGCCCACCCCGGAGACCGCTCTTGCCCGCAGGTGGCGGTTGGAGTTCAACATGGGCTCCGTCTCCAGCCCGGACTGGCAGCTGTACCCGGCCGTCACTAACTTCAACTACGAGACGCCGCCCAACATTGAGGACTCCAGCACCTACGACGATGCCGGATGGGCCGACAACACCAAGACCGGTCAGGCCTGGAACGTCAGCGTCACCCACAACCGGAAGGCGACGGCCGACGCCACCGCCTACCACCCCGTGCACGAGGCCGCCCGCGCCGCCGCCCTGGCCTTCGGCGCCGCGTCCGAGGTCGGTATCCGGTGGATGGACCGCGACGGCCTCCCCGAGGCCTACCAGGGCATCGCGCTCGTCACGTGGGCCCCGGCGGGCGGTGAGCGCACCGCGCTGGACAAGGTCGCGGTGACCTTCACGGGCAAGGGCGTCCTCGCACAGATCGACAACCCGCTGTAATGGCGATCCGTTTCGAGGCGCTGGAAGACCTCTTCGACGACGCGCTGGAACTGCCTGTCGGCGGCAAGACCTACCGGGTCCCGTCGCCGTCGGCCGAGGACGGCCTCAGGGTCCAGACGATCACCACCCTCGCCGCCCGGCTCCTGTCCGGCGGCGAGGCCATCGACACCGAAGCCCTGGACGACGACGAGGAACGCGACCTGTTCCAACTGTCGCTCGGCCCCGTCTACGACGAGCTGCTGACGGACGGCGTCTCCTGGTCGGCCCTCCGTCATGTCGGGTTGACGGCGATGTTCTGGATCACCAACGGCGTCGAGACCGCACAGACGTACTGGAAGGCGGCCGGAGACCCTTCTCTACTGGCCCCGAATCGGGAAGCACGTCGCAAGGCCAAGAAGACTGGATCGGCCGCGGCGAGCAAGACCCCGCGACGGGGCTCTACGAGTGGTACGAGCGCCCCGCGGGCTACCGCGAAAAGCCGCAAGGCCGCGAAGACCTGACCTGGGCTGCCCTGCTGGAGCAGTGGCCGCTCATCGAGGCAGACCTCCACTCCGTCTACGGCATCGACGTCGGCGAGCAGCGGCTACTCCGGCGGCGCTCTTGGCGCTGGCTCCGGCTGCGCATCCTCGGCCTGCTCTCCGTCGAGTCACGGCTGAGCCGCCACTTCGCACCCCCACCAGCCAAGTCATAGGAGGGGGTCCGGATGTCTCTGACCATCGGCGAACTGGTCGGCTACGTCCGGGCAGACGACTCCCAGTTCCAGCGCGTCCTCACCCAGGACGAACTGCGCATGCGGGGCTTCCAGCGCGACATCGACGGCCGCCTCCGCGACATCCGTGGCCGGTTCGTGTCCGAGGGCCGCGGCATGGGCCAAGGACTCAGGGAGGGCACGCGCGAGAGCGGCCGCCTGCACACCTCCCTCGGTCGCCTCGGCGGCATGGCGGGCGCGCTCGGCGGCGTCGTAGCGCAGGGCGCATTGATGGCGGCCAAGCTCGGCGCCGCTGTGCCGGTCGCGGCCGGGCTGGCGGCGACGCTGGCGAACATCGCGCCGGCGGCCGCGGTCGGTGCGACGGCCGTCTTCGCGCTGGCGCAGGCTGTGGCCGCCCTCAAGATCGGCACCAGCGGCATCGGGGGCGCTCTGTCCGCGGCTTTCGCCCCGTCCACCGGCGGCGGTGGGGGTGGTGGCGGGGGCGGTGCGGCGAAGCAGCACGCGAACGCCCTGCGGCAGCTCAAGGACGCGCAGGAGCAAGCCGCGCTCGCCAACCAGCGGGCCGCCCGCGCCACCGAGGACGCTGAGCGGAACCTCACCGACGCCCAGAAGGCCGCCCGGCGGGCACAGCAGGACCTGACGGCCGCGCGCAAGGAGGCCGCGCGCGAGCTGGAGGACATGAACAACCAGCTCAAGGACGCCAAGCTCGACGAGCGGCAGGCCGTCCTCGACGTCCAGGACGCCGAGGCGGAGCTGGCCAAGGTCCGCGCCTCCAACTCGAACGCCTCGGATGAGGAGATCGCCAAGGCGCAGCTCGGCTACGACCAGGCCGTCCAGGCCCTGGCGGAGCAGCGGACCGAGACCACGCGTCTCCAGTCCGACACCGACGCCGCGAACAAGGCCGGCGTCGGTGGCTCCAAGACGGTCGTGGACGCGCAGCAGCAGGTCTCCGACGCCAACCGCGACGTCAGCGATGCCGTACGAGCGCTCAAGGACGCGCAGGAGGAGCAGGCCCGCACCGCGAAGGAGGGCCTGGAGAACGTCAAGCGCGCCCAGGAAGGCCTCACCGAGGCTGTGGGCGGCTCGACGGGCGGCGTCAACAAGCTCAACGACGCCATGTCCAAGCTGTCACCGTCCGCGCAGGCGTTCGTACGGCAGGTCATCGCCCTCAAGCCCGCCTGGGACGCCCTGAAATTGGACGTCCAGGAGGCGCTCTTCAAGGGCCTGGCAGGCGAGCTGCACAGGACCGCGGCTTCCGTGCTGCCCGTGCTCCGTACGAACCTCGTCGACTCCGCCCGCGCCCTCAACGACATGGCCAAGGGGGCCGCCGCCTCCGCCCGCGAGATGGCCGACAACGGCACCCTCGGGCAAGCGATGCGTTCGGCGTCGAAGGGCCTGCACAACCTGTCCGGCGTGCCGGGCATCGTTGTGAAGGCCTTCACCCAGATCGCGGCCGCCGCCGGGCCGTCGTTCGAGCTGCTCACCAAGCGGATGGGCGAGGGCGCGGCCTCGATCGGCAAGAAGCTCGACAAGGCCTTCGCGTCCGGGCGGATGCGGGCGGCCATCGAGCACGCCATCGACCTCATCAAGGACCTGGTCGAGGTCGGCGCCAACCTGGCCGACATCCTCGGCTCAGTCTTCAAGGCCGCCGAGGTGAGCGGCGGGGGCTTCGTCGGCGTCCTCAAGACCATCTCGGGCATGCTCGCAACCACCTTCGCGAGCAAGGCCGTACAGAGCGGCCTCAAGGCGCTGTTCGAGACCATGTCGGTGCTGGGCACGACGGTGGCCCCGCTGCTGGACCAGGCGCTGCGGGCGCTCGGTCCGGTACTCGCGGCCCTCGGCCCCCCGGCACAGGCCTTGGTGGTGGCGCTGGGCGCTGCTCTGTCGCCGATCATCAAGGCCCTCGGCCCGATCCTGGCCGACCTGGCCGGGGCGGTGGGCGACGTCGTGATGGCGTTCCTGCCGTTCCTGCCCGTCCTGTCGGACCTGATCGTCACCGCGCTGACGCCGCTGTCGCCGATCATCAAGAAGCTCGCCGAGGCCTTCGTCAAGATGACGCCGGGCCTCGCGAAGGTCGCCAACGTCCTCGGTCAGGCGCTGGGCCCGGTCCTGGCGTCCATCCTGAACATCGGGGTGCAGCTGGTCGAGCAGTTCGCGGACCAGTTCCTGACGGTCCTACCGTTGCTGGCAGAGGCCTTCACCGACGTGGCCCCGGCCGTCCTGGCGATGGCACAGGGCGCGGCCTCGGTCTACAAGGCACTGGCCCCGCTGCTGCCGCAGATCATGACGCTCAGCACGCAGATGCTCCAGCAGCTCCTGCCCGCGCTGCTGCCGCTGCTCCCGCCCCTGACGGAGCTGACGATCCTGTTCGTTCGCCTCCAGACGGCCGGGGTCGTGGTCGCGCTCAAGGGGCTGGGGCTGCTGGTCAGCTTCCTCAAGACCCTCCGGGAGGCGTTCAAGCCGGCGGTGGAAGCGGTGCGCTGGCTCACTACGAAGATCGCGGACCTGTTTGAGTGGCTGTCCGATCACCTCGTCGGCCACTCGGTCATCCCCGACATGGTCAGGTCCATCGTGCACTGGTTCGCCAGCCTGCCCGGAAAGGCCTGGAACGCGCTCAGCTCATTCGGCTCGAAGATTGCCGACCGCGCTTCGGACGCCGGAGCGCGGATGGTCTCGGCGATCCGCTCCAAGCTGGGCGATGCGGTCCGTTGGATCGGTGGCCTGCCCGGTCGGGTCAAGGGTGCTCTCGGTGACCTCGGCGGCGTCCTCTACAACAGCGGCAGGGCCCTGATCCGGGGCTTCGTGGACGGCATCAAGTCGATGTGGGGCAGCGCCACCAAGACCGCCTCGGGGCTGCTGAGCGACATCAAGGACCACTTCCCGAACAGCCCCGCGAAGAAGGGGCCGTTCTCCGGGCGCGGCTGGGTGACGTACTCCGGTCACGCCATCGCCCGCGACTTCGCTGCCGGCCTGGACAGTCAGCACGGCCTCGTCGCCGACTCGGCCAGCGCCCTGCTCGCCGCCGCACAGAAGGGCATCGCAGGGTCGGCATCGCCAATGGCCAGCCTCGTCACCTCCCCGGCCAACGCGGGCCCCGGCGGCACGCAGGCCGGTACGGCGTCCGGCTCGGGCGGTGTCCTCAAGGGCCGGGTCGACGTCGGGATCGATGTGCGTGGCGGTCAGGACAAGTTTGTCCAGTTCATGCGGGAGATCATCAGCTCCGGTGGCGGCGGCGACGTGCAGTTCTTCTTCGGATCCTGACGGGAGGAGCACCCCATGGCGTTCCCGACTGACCCGCTGGGCACCCTGGTAGAGATCAAGCCCGGGAGCACGTGGACCGACATCACCACGGATGTGAAGCTGTCGGATCGGATCACGATCACGCGCGGGCGCGCCAACGAGCGCGCCCGCGTGGACCGTTCCACCTGCACGCTCACCCTCAACAACAAGGACGGCAAATACTCGCCCAGGAACCCCCTGAGCACCCTGTACGGCACCATCGGCCGCAACACCCCAATCCGCGTCTCGGTCCTGGCCGGGCCCGTGGCCCTGGACCTGCCAGGCGCCAAGGTCGGCGTCGCGGGCGGCTACGCCACCACCCCCGACAACGCCGCCCTCGACATCACCGGCGACCTGGACGTGCGCTTCGACGCGACGCTCACGAACTGGATCACCTCCGGCTCCGGGGCCTCGACCGAACTCTGTGGAAAGTTCAACTTCACCGGCGGCAGCAAGTCGTGGATCCTCATGGTCCGTAACGGCGCCCTCCGCCTCGAATGGTCAGTCGACGGCACCAACATCCTGAACGCCACCTCCACCGCCAACCTCGCCGTACCCGCGCACGGCCACCTCGCCGTACGCGCCACCCTCGACGTCGACAACGGCGCCTCCGGCAACACCGTCACCTTCTACACCTCGGACTCCATCACCGGCACCTGGACCCAGCTCGGCAACGCCATCGTCCAATCCGGCACCACCTCGATCTTCAACTCGACCGCCGCCCTCGAAGTCGGCACCGTGTCGACGCTCGGGTTCCAGGTGTGCGCTGGCAAGGTCCACAAGTTCCAGCTGCGCAACGGCATCGGCGGAACGCTGGTCGCGAGCCCGGATTTCACCGCGCAGGCCTCCGGTACGACCAGCTTCACCGACTCGGCTGGCCGCACCTGGTCGAAGGCCGGCAACGCGAGCATCACCAACCGGCAGACCCGTTTCTCGGGCGAGGTGCCCGCGTGGCCGACGCGGCGCGGGCCGTCCGGCCAGGACGCCTACGTTTCCCTGGAGGCCGCGGGGATCCAGCGGCGCCTCATGCAGGGCACCAAGCCGCTGGACTCCACGCTGCGGCGCCGCATCCCCTCCGGGACGCCGCTCGCCTACTGGCCTATGGAGGACGGCCAGGACTCCACTCAGGCCTACTCGCCGACGGCGGGCGTACGCCCCATGGTGACCAGCGGGATCAGCTTTGCCGCCGACGACACCCTGCCGGGCTCGGCATCCCTGCCGACGCTGCCCACCGCCTCGTACGTGACCGGGGTCGTCCCGGTCGGCTCCGGCGGCGGCTGGCACGTCGAGATGGTCTACAAGCTCGCCTCCGTCCCGGCCAGCCTCACCACCTTCTTCCAGGTCTACCTCACCGGCACCGTCGTCCGCCGCGTCATGGTGCGCCTCAGCACGACCGCCATCAGGATCGAGCTGCGCGACAGCGACGACACGGTGCTGTCCACCACCGACCAAACCGACGCCACCGCCATCTCCGACTTCACCGGAGGCTGGTCCCGCCTTCAGATCTTCTCCACCAATGCCGGGGGAGGCGTCGCCGACTTTACGGCCCAATGGATCAAAATCGGGGGAACCTCCACCTGGTCCGCAGTGGCCTCCTCCCTTGGGCCCGGCAACGTCTCCACCGTGACCACGAACAGCGTCTCGGCCTCATACGACGGCTTCTCGCTGGGCCACATCGCCGTTTTCGACAGCACCAGCACCCTCGTCTACAACAACGCCGACACCGGATTCAACGGCGAGACCGCCGGTACCCGCATGGCGAGGCTCGCCACCGAGCAGGGTCTCCCGGTCACCGTGTACGGCGATCTCACGACCCAGGAACAGGTCGGCCCGCAGCGCCCCGACGTCCTCCTCACGCTGCTCCAGGACGCCGCCGACGTGGACGGCGGGATCCTCTACGAGCCGCGCGAGACCGTCTCGCTGGCGTATCGCGACCGTGCGGGCCTGGAGAACCAGGCCGTCATCTTGGCCCTGAACCGTCTCGGCACCGGCCATATCGCGCCGCCGTTCACGCCCGAACCCGACGACCAGACCGTCCGCAACGACATCACGGTCACCCGCGTCGGCGGCTCCAGCGGCCGGGCCACCCTCGACACAGGAGCCCTGTCCACCCAGGACCCCCCGAACGGCATCGGCCTCTATGACGACTCCATCCCTCTTAACCTCTACGACGACCTCCAGCCCGACCAGCACGCGTCGTGGCGCCTGCACCTCAGCACCTGGGACGAAGACCGGGTCCCGGCCGTCAGCCTGAGGCTGCACAAGGCCACCGGCCTGATCCCCGCCGCCTCGCTGCTGGACATCGGGGACCGCTTCACCGTCGCCAACCCGGGCCTCGACTTCGCCCCGGGCGGCCTGGACCTGCTCCTCCAGGGCCAGAAGGAGGTCATCGGGGTCCGCACCTGGACCATGGACCTCACCGGCTCGCCAGCGGCCCCGTGGAACGTCGCCCACGTCGACGACGCGATGTACGGGTGGGCGGACACCGACGGCTCCGCCCTGGCCGCGTCCTGCACCTCAACGGCGACCTCGATCAGCGTGACCAGCACCAGCGGCGTGTGGGTCACCGACCACAGCGACACCCCGTTCGATCTGCGCGTCGGCGGCGAGGTCATGACCGCCGTCGCGCTCGGCACAGTCGTCAACCTCGCCGATGACCCCCTGCTGCTGGCCGGAACCATCAGCGGCTGGTCCGGCTCCAACTCGACGATCACCTACGACACCGCCATCATCAACAGCGCACACGGCGCCGACGCGTCGATCAAGTGCGTTCCCAACGGCAGCTCGGCATCTGGCGGCGTCAACTCGGCGGTACGCAGCCCGGTCGCCTCCGTCACCGCGGGCGCCTCGTACACCGTGTGCGGCTGGGTGTACTCGCCGCTGGGCTGGTCGGATCTGCGGACGGCCGTCGACTGGTACGACGCGTCCAACGTGTTCATCTCGTCGTCGACCGGCTCCGCAACGGTGGTGGCGGCCGGCGTCTGGACGTTCTTGAAGCAGACGTTCACCGCGCCCGCGCTGGCCTCCCGCGCCACCACCCGCGGCCGGTGGGGCGGCACTCCCGCCGCCACGGACATCTCGTACTGGTGGGCCCTGCGCCTCATCGCCGACGCCAGCGTGTCGACGACCAGCCCGCAGGCCATGACCGTTGCCCGCTCGCTCAACGGCGTCGTGAAGGCGCAAGCGTCCGGCGAGGCCGTCAGTCTCGCCTACCCCGCCTATGTCGCCCTGTAGGAGGGACAGATGACCAACTGGCTCGCCGGGATGAAGATCACCGCCGCGCGGCTCAACGACAACACCCTGACGGACAGCACCACTTCCGGTCTCACCGCCGCCACCAACTGGACCGTCGTCAGTTTCAGCGGTCGGAAAGTCAGCGGGATTACCACGGTGCACATGCTGGTCACCCGGACCACAACAGCGGTGTCGGAAATCGCCACGAATTCCGGCAACATTGCCGACACCGACATGTGCACCCTCCCGGCTGGCTGGCGGCCCCCGGAGTCGATCAACGCCGCGTGGGGCAATGGCAGTGTCGACGGCGAATGCACCATCACCGCCGCCGGTCTGGTCTCGCTCCGATCCATCTCGGGTAACGCCGGTATTGCCACTTCCACCAATGTGCGCTGCACCGCAGTGTGGATTTCAGAGAACGGCTAAGGAGCCCGATGGCACTGCAATCCCCTCAGGACGGCACCGACTACAGCTACGCGATCGTCGGGCACAGTGTCGCCAGGGTCGGCGACTACCCGATGGGGTTCACGATCGGCTTGTCGACGGACAACATGGCCGATCCGGCCGCGCTGGCAATCGTGCAGCAGCTGGTGGACCTCCTGGCCGCCTCGGCGACGTTCGTCGTGGACACGGCGCAGCGCACGCACACGCGCGTTGAGGCGATCAGCCCGACCGCATAGCGCCACCACGCCCCGAGCCGTCCGGCCGGGGCGTTTCTCATGCCCTGGAGGGCCCGTTGAAGCTCGTCACCCGCGCCGATCTCGGCTGGCCCGCCTCGGCCGCCCCCACCCAGACCTCGACGAAGGGCGTCAAGGTCCACTACGAGGGCACCACGGTGAGCACCAAGCTGCTCACCGACCACACCGAGTGCATCGCCCAGTGGAAGGCCATACGCGAAGCCCACCTGGCGAACACCAAGGAGAACTACTCCGACATCGCCTACAACTACGGCGCCTGCCCCCACGGCTACCTGCTCGAAGGTCGCGGCCTCGGCAAGCGCACCGGCGCCAACGGTGACCAGCCGCTGAACAAGGCGCACTACGCCGTCTGCGGCCTCGTCGGCAACAAGGGCCTCACCGAGCCGACCGACGCCATGTTGGGCGCGATCCGCGACGGCATCGAGCTGCTGCGCCAGCACGGCGCCGGAGACGAGATCAAGGGCCACAAGGACGGCTACGCGACCTCCTGCCCCGGCCCCGCCCTCTACACCTGGGTCCAGGCCGGCGCACCCCGCCCGGCCGGCACGACCACCCAGCCCGTGACGGACACCAAGCCCATCGTCGACCTGTCCAAACTCATCGCCGCGGCGAAGCACGACCCAGCCGCGAAGGGCCAGCCGGTCACCTACTCCGGCACCAAGACCGTCGAGAAGGCCCTCGTGAAGGAAGGGCTACTCGACGAGGCGTACGCAGATGGCTCGTACGGCACGCGGACGGTCGTTGCCTACCAGAAGTGGCAGCGCCGCTGCGGCTTCACCTCGCCGACGGCCGCCGACGGCATCCCCGGCAAGACCACACTCACCCGCCTGGCCAAGCGCCACGGCTTCACCGTGAAGGACTGACCCTCATGAGAATCGCCAGCATTGCCAAGTCGCTCATCGCCGGTATCGCCGCCGGCGCCGCGTCGGCCGTCACAGCTGCGCAGGACAACGTCATCTCCACCGGCGAGGGCGTCACCATCGCGCTCGCGGTCCTCGGCGCGTGGGGCATCACCTATGCGGTGCCCAACCGCCCGAAGACAGACGCCTGATCGGAGCGCCTCCTTGGACGCCACCACCTTCGGCGCGGTCCTCGCGTGTGTCGGCGTGCTGTCCGGCTCGGTGGTGGCGTACATCGGCAAGCGCGGCGAGCGGGCCGACGTGCTCACGGACCAGGTCCAGGAGGAGCGTGACGGGCTTGTGCGGCGCCTCGCTGAGAAAGACACACGGATCGCGGCGCTGGAACAGCAGCGTCACGACTACCTCGTCAGGATCACGCAGCTTGAGATAGAGAACATCCGACTCGGAGGAAACCCGACCCCATGACCCGGACAGAGCGCACCATCGTTCAGCACTGGCGCGGCATCGCCACCTTGTGCGCGCTGCTCTTCCTGGCCGGGGTCGCGGTCATCCTCTGGCACCGCCAGGACATCTCGGACCGCAAGCACGCGGTGGCGTACGCAGCAGCAACGGCCGAGGCCAACCGGCGCGGCAAAGCGGTGAGCACACTCGCCGGGGACGTACGGGCCCTGCGCGCGCAGGTCAAAGCGGCTGGCAAGACGCCGGCCGCACCCGACCCGAGCAAGGCCGTCGCAGGCCTCACCGACCGCACCGAAGTGCCCGTCCCGATTCCAGGCCCGCAGGGCGCACAAGGCACTCCGGGGGCGAGCGGCGCCAACGGCAAGGACTCCACCGTGCCGGGGCCCGCTGGCCCACAGGGCGAGCAGGGGATCCAAGGCCCGGCCGGACCAGCAGGCCCCGCGGGCGCGGATGGGCAGGACGGCAAGGACGGCACCGATGGGGCGGACGGCAAGGACGGGCAGGCCTGTCCGACCGGCTACTCGTGGCAGGCCCCGGCGGATGATCCTGACGCGCTGGTCTGCCGTAAGGACGATGCCCCGGCCCCCACGCCTTCCCCGACCGCTTTGGCCTTGGTGGCGCTGCCGCCGGACCGCCGCCGCATCTGAGGAGCCCCTATGACGCTGCCGACCCGTACGGCCGCCGGCCTGTACCGCAATCTGGCTACCGGCGTCCTCCTTGAGGGCACGGTGGAGCTCGATCCGTATCCGGGGGTGTGGCACGACAACACCGGCCACGAGGTGTTGAAGGGCGGGAGCGGGCCGGTCACCCTCGTCGCGGGCGCCTGGTCGCTGGCGCTGCCGAGGACCGATGCGGGTGGCGTCAATCCGACCACGGGCAGGCTGTGGCGGCTGACGGAGACCATCGGCACCGAGCCTGTGCGCGTGCGCTACTTCGCGCTGCCTGCGGGGGACGGCAGCGCGCTGGACGTGACCGAGCTGATCGAGGCGAAGCCCGGTCCGCTGACCTACCTACCGGTGGCAGGCGCCACCGGTGCCACCGGACCGGCAGGGCCTACCGGCGCGACCGGGCCAGCGGGCGCTACTGGAGCTGCGGGGGCTGCCGGAGCGACCGGCCCGCAGGGTCCGGCGGGCACCCCGGGGAGCAACGTCGCCTACAGCGACGGCATCTTCGTCATCGACGACCCGGCTCTCACGATCCTGCCGACTGCCGCGTCGTGGACCGTCGTCCAGTCGCTCCCGGGAACCAAGCTCCAGGACTCCTTCGAGGCGCAGGTCGGGGACTGGTTCGAGCCTCTGGGCAATGCCCTGATCGGCGGCACCGGTAGCCAGTGGCTGGACTGGGCCCTCCTGGACAACACCGGGGCCATCGACACCTTCGCGGGATCCACCATCGGCACACCGCTTCCCCAGGGCAACCCGGTGATTTACCCGAGCACCTCCTTCAACACCATCACTAGCCCGCCCGTCTTCAAGATCGCGGCCCGCCACATCGACGGCGGCGGCAAGGCGACCCTCGCCCTCGTCCACCAGGGCTCCGGCGACCGCAAGATCTACACGCACCCCGAGTTGCCGTTCCAGCTCAGGATCCGCAGGACCAGGCCCGCCTGACCCCCGCACAGCACTGCGCCCCCGTCCCGGCTTCGGCCGGCGGCGGGGGCGCTTTCGTCATGCCCGGGATCAGCTCGCGTACCGCGTCACCTTCGTGACCTTGCACGTGATCTTCCCCGACGCATCCGCTGTACCCTGCGCCGTCTCCTTCGCCGCCTGCCCCGGCGCCAGGTTGTTGGTCGCCGCGATGCCCTCGCTGATCCGCGTACCCTTCGCGTCCACGAACTCCAGCTCGATCATGTAGTTGCTGGCCTTGCTCGATCTGTTCGTGATCGTCAGCTTCGCCGACGGCCAGTGCAACGCCGAGTCCACAACGCACGCCGTGATCTTCACGTCGCCCTCCGGCCCCGCCTCGTCGGCCGCGGACGTCTTCTGCGGCGCGCTGCTGGTCTTCGTGCCGCTGCTCGCCGCGGGCTTGTCGCTTGTGTCGCTGCTGCTACCGCCGAGCACCGCGCCGATGATGCCGATGACGACGACCAGGCCGACGATGCCGAGGCACCCGAAGCCGAGTATCTTCCCGATCGGGTTCTTCTTCGGCGGCGGGGGCGGCGCTCCCCATGCGGGGCCCTGCGGCTGGCCCCAGCCGGGCGGCTGCTGATCGGATGGCGGCTGCGGAGGAAAGGACTGCTGAGACATGACGGCCCCCCAGAGGCACTTGATGAGGAGGACAGACTGACAGACCTATCGGACAACCACCGCCACCGTGACGATGCCGTGACACATCATCACTCGTCGGGACGCTCTATCCCGATCTCGTACGCGACTTCCCACCGCACGTCCGCAACGGTGATGTCGGCCGTCTCGACCGGCCGGCCGTCGGTGTCGTAGTACGTCCGCTCGATGTGCATGAGCAGGTCGCCCACGCTGATGCCGAGGAGGTTGGCCTCCTCCTGCGTCGCCCGGCCGGGGCGCGGCACCTCGACGGCCGCGTCGATGATGACGCCGATCGTCCGCATCCGTCCGACGACACCCATGCCAGCGAGCGGGCCCATCTCGGGAAGGACGATCGGGGTTCCGTCGGTGATGGCCATCGGCTCCCAGCTGCTCGACAGCTGGACGGGCATGCCGTCGGCGAGGAACTCGTACGTGGTGTGCACGCAGGGGTCGCCCTCGGCGATGCCGAGTCGGGCCGCGATGTCGGCGGGCGCCGGCACGCGGGCCCGGCTGTGGTTCTCCCACGTCCCGGCCTTGCCCTGCTCCTTCATGTCCGCACGGAACGGGCTGCCGCCGCGCTCCTCGCGGTGACGGGATCGGATCATGCGCATGCGCTCGCGCGGCTGCCGTACATACCGGCCGGATCCGGCCCGGCCTTCGAGGAGGCCCTCTATGACGAGGCGATCGAGGGCGCGCTGCGCCACGTTGCGGCCGACGCCGTACTCCGTCGCGAGCGCGGCCCCAGAGGGGATCTTTTCACCCACGCCCCAGTCGCCCGCCTTGATGCGGGCGCGCAGGTCATCGGCGACCTGGAGGTACGGGGCCTCTCGGGGCATACGGCTCTCCTGCTGGCCCCAATCGGGGGCCGGGCGGTGCTGGTTGACGTCGTCCTTGACAAAGCTACTGCATAAGGCAGAAGCTTCTTAAGAAGCCCTACCGTACGTGATCAAGCACTCACCAGGGGATACCCGTGCGTCCACTCATCGAGAGCATCACCGCACGGCTCGAAGCCGCCACCGGCAACACCGTGGCCCGCATCGAATACCCCGACCACGTACGCCTAGAAGTCGCCATCCCCGCAGGCCTCACCGACCAGAACCGCGGCTTCCTCCTCTCCGCGCTCGCAGACGCCGACGACTACGGCCACGACCGTGCCGACTCCGAGCCCGAATACGTGTGGGCCAGCATCAAGGTCGAAGACGAATGAGCACCGACTTCGCCTCACAGGTAGGCGTAACGGTTCCCTGCTACCGACTCCACCGAGACGGTCGGCGCGAAGACTTCGACACCACATACGTAGTCGCCCGCGACTCCGAGGTGCCCGACCAGATCCCGCCTCGCCACATCCCCTGCTCTCTCACCTGCTGCACCGGCACGGAGAACCACGATGAGCATTGA